GACAACCGCAAGTCTTTCTATCTTTTCCCTGGCCTTCTGGCCTAATAGGACTCGTTTATCATGGCTATCCAAAACGATATTCTTAGTTCAACCGCTCGTGCGCGGTCTAAGAAAGCGTTGGACAACCTTTTCCAGACAGTACCTCTTCTTGATCACATCAAGAAAGCAGGTGGTGTTGAGATTATTAATGGTGGTCAACGCATTACTCGCGCAGCAATCCTTGCTGAGCACTCCAACATCACCCAGCTTTCCACTGGTTACGAGGCTGTTTCGTCCTCCGTGGCTGACGTTCTGCGTTCGCCCGAGTTCGAGTTCTGCGACTTCGTAGCTCCCATCGTCATCACCAAGAAGGAAGAACTTTCCAACCGTGGTGAGAACGCTGTCATCTCGATTGCTGACTCTCGTATGAAGTCGGTTCTCGGAATGCTCAAGCGTGAGTGGGAACTCCAGACTATTCGTGGAACTTCTGCAACTCTGACTGAGCTTCAGTCCCTGAACGGTGTGAACACCGCTACGGGTTGGCTGGAAGAGGGCGCATTTGGAACTGGTCAGGCCAACACTGTTGGTGGACTGTCCAAGACCACCTATGCTTCCAGCAACTGGAACAACCAAGTGTTTGACGTGTCTGCCGGTGGTGGTGCTTTTGCTACTCAAGGCTTGAACGGAATGGCTGAGTTGATGCTTCAGACTCAAATTTACGCACCTGAAGGTTCTGTGGATCTGATTCTTGCAAGCCCCACCTCGTACCGTCTGTACAAGAACACCCTTCAGGCTCAAGAGCGCTACATGCCTAAAGAGACAATCCTCGATGCAGGACGCCTCGCACTGGCTTACAACGGCGCTCTGATGTACGTTGAGAACAACCTCGGACACGCTGTTGGTGCCAACACTCCTTCCATGTATTTCTTGAACACCAAGAGCATGAAGGTTGTGTTTGATTCCGATGCTAACTTCGAGATGACGGACTTCGAGCACAAGAGCGGATTCGCTGCTCGTGAGGCTCACATGTTCGTTCGTACTCAGCTTGTTGCTGATCACCTTGCAAGCCTCGGTTTGCTCGTAGATGCGGAGGCTTAGACAATGTCATTCGGTCATTTGAATCATGGTAAGTCGCCTCTTGAGGTGTCCATTGTTACCGGTCCAGGCTCTGACATTATTGAGTTTGAGTCTGGTGGCGCTATTGTTGCAGGCGATGTTGTAAAACTTGATGTCACTGCTACTGGTGACGATCAAGCTCGTACCATTGTGCAAAGCGATGCTTCTGCTGCTGCTATTGGTGTGGCACTTGAGGCTGCAAGTGCAGCAGGTGAAGTCGTTCGAGTTTGCATTGCAGGCTACATCGAGGGCGTAAACTGCGCTGCTGGCGTTACCGCTGGTGAAGCTTTGTATGCTGCTGCTTCTGGCGAGGTAGATGACTCTGCTGCCGGTGCAACACTTCCTTGCTTTGGCGTTGCTTTGGACGATCTTGCTGGTGGCACTGTCACCATGTACATCTTCCGTAAGCTGTAGACTACAGCCCGCGTGCTAATCTTGGGGCGGGCATCCACTTGGGTGCTCGCCCTATTTGCATGGAGTTCTGATGAACCTCGCTGAGATGAGAGACATGGTTGGGTCTATTGTAGACTACGACCCCAACGTGCAGACCTACAGAGATGAGGTCACACGCATTCTGAATGAACTCTACTTAGACTTCTTCACTGACCGTCCCTGGAAGTTTGCCCAAGAGACTGAGGAAGTACAAGTCTATAAGGATGTGACGGTCACAGATGGCGTCATCAACGCAGGCCAGAACACAATCACCAGTGCATCCAACCCATTCTTAGACTGGATGGAAGGTGCGATTGTTGAGATTAAAGATGCAGACGCAGCCAACACTGGCGAGTACGTCATTGCCAAGTCAACGGCTGGTGTCTTGTATCTTGAGGGTTTTTCTTCTACTCAAAACAAGCCCAACGTCACAGCCGTTATCAAGCAGCGGTTTGTCGACATGCCTGAAGACTGCAACGAGGTGCTCTCCATTGGGATTCGTAGCCCCACCGCAGGAACGCAGGCTCACTTTGATTACCTGTCCCGTGCTCGTGACGAGGAGTATTCCCTGCTCCTTAGCTCCACTGGGCTGCCTACTGATTGGCTTATCTATGATGATGTGACCATGACACAGCCTGTGTTGCAGCCTGTTCTTGATGCTGATGGATCAGGAACCAGATGGTCAACGGTAGGAACTTATTATGTTCAATACACATTTGTTCACAAGAACAAAGAAAGCGCCCCATCTCCAGTAGCTACTGCTACAGGCACTACTGGCAATTGGCAGTTGGATCTTTCAAACATTCAAAACACAGGAACCAACTCAGGCATTTTTAAACGCTTTTATCTTAGGACAACAACGAATAGCGCTTTTTATCAGGTAACTAATGCAGACATCAATGAGACTACAACAACTATTGATGATCTAAACGTAGCTGTTGACCACCTAACTAATGCTCGTAGACTGCCTGAAAACGATGGCCACTACAAACGAGTTCGTCTCTACCCTCGGCAGGATGACGATTACTTGGTGGAGGTACGCTTTGTGTACCGTCCTGATCGACTCATTGAGGACACCGATGTCCCTGAGTTTCCGCCTGCTCACCACCGCTATCTGGTCTACAGGGCTTGTCAGGAACTTTTTGTAAAGCACGACAACTTGCAGCACTCAGAGCTTTACCGACGCAAAGCGGATACAGAGCTTTTACGGATAGAGAACACCTATCTGTCCGAGGGGGCTGGTGTGTGGATTAAGCAGGGTTACCGTGAGTCTCAGGTTCGCTACACTTCTCAGACATCTCTAACGCACAGAGGCTAATCCATGGATCCAAGGCTCAAGCTTGAAGTTCCAAGACTTGGTGGTGTAGATGAGCTTCTGCCACAAGCAAACGGGTCTGCAACCAAAGTAGAAAATTTTACTGTAGATCCTGCTACGGGTGGCTGGGACAACCGGATTGGCTACGAAAAGTTTTTTCCAAATACTGCGTTGTACCTGCCTTTTATTTTAGAAAGGCGGGTTCATAGCTTGTATGTGTGGAGCACACACAATGGTGCTCGCACGTTTTACTTGTACGAAGCAGAGAATGTTGGAACCAATAGATGTGATCTAAGCTACTTGGTAGGCAACACAGGTTCTGGTGGTGGCATTGTAGACATTGACCGGTTCCGTAGGATTCCTACGTTGAACGAGCCTGTTACCGACTACGAACCGTTTGGTAGATACCTCATTATTGTCAACGGCCATGACAAGCCGCTGAAGTTTGATGGTGAAAAGGAGAACAATCAAGTTCGTCGTCTTGGTTGGGAGGCAGTGCCCGGAACAGTAAGGCCTTGGACTCCCGACCCCTCTGGCCTTTCCGGTACTGGAGAAGGTCGTTATCAATGGATTAAGTTTTACAATGAGCTTTCTGGCGGAGCTTCCTCCAATGTTCAAAACGCGGGCTTGCCTTTTGGTTTTGATGATATTTATGGCCTTGGGTCTCTTACGGCAGACGCTCAAAATACCTATAGATGGAAGGTTTCTTTTGTAAGCGAAACCGGCAGTGAAAGCCCTTTGTCTCCATCATCTGAAAATGCAAGCTGGGTTACGCCTTCGGGTGTTTCATTGCAAAAAAGACAAGGCGTGTTTCTTGAGGGTCTTCCTATTGGTCCTGCGGGCACAGTTGCAAGAAGAATTTATAGGACTAAAAACCTTGGAGATGGATCAGAAATATCGGCCAGATATTATTTTGTTGGCGAAATAAAAAACAATGTAGAAGATACATACATAGACTACACGTCAGACCAGTTCTTGGTGACTCTTGCACCTTTAGAAACAGAGAGTGTTTTGTTTCCGTGCCCTGGTGCCAGGTTCGCAGCTACCTTTAAAAACTGCTTGTTTCTTGATGGTGGTCAAGCTGACCCTACTCGAATCTACTATTCAAATCCACTGAATCCCGATTCATTTTCTGCCTCTGACTACTTTGATGTAGGAGTGCGAGATGGTGGTGATGTCACTGGTATGTTTGCCTACTACAACAGCTTGATTCTGTTTCGTGAGTCATCCATCGAGTTGGTTCGTGGAGATCCTGCTAACGGTTTCAATGTTGTTCCGTTTATCCAAGGTATTGGTTGCAGGGCAATCAACTCGGTGAGTGCTGTTCCTGGCGTTGGCATTATGTTCTTGGGCAACGATGGTGTCTACCGAATCTACGGTGGCCTTGATGGTGGCTCTCAAGTTCAGATTGAGAAGATGACCACCAACCTGGTCAAGACCGAGAAGCGGTTCAATCCTGCACTGTTGGCCCGAGCATCTGCTACTTACAGCCCTAAGTGGCGTGAGTGGCACTGCTACATGCCTGTGGACGGGGAAGAGAAACCATCGTTTGGTCTTGTGTACCATGTAGACAAGAACGCATGGTCTACTCGTACAAGCTTTCCGGTAGGCTGCATAGCTTCTGACCACAATGGTGAGCTTGTGTTCGGACACAATACCGGCAAGCCAAGCGGTGTACCTTCTACTTGGGAGACTGGCTT